CTGGAGTAGGCGTTACAGGAGCTACAGGAGCAACTGGATTAGCAGCAATACCAGCAGCAGCATATCGTGATGCTACTACAGCAGGATCATAGCCCATTGCTCCAACCAGTTCAGCCTGAGTAATACCGTTAGCATTCATTGCAGCATAAATATCTGCATCAGTAGCATTCGGGTTGTTTCTAAACCAATTCTGTATAGCAGGGGCATTAGCAGATGAATTGACAGCAGTGTAACGTGACGCTACTACAGATGGATCGTATCCCATCGCTCCAACTAATTGGCTTTGGCTAACACGATTAGCGTTCATTGCTGCTGAGATATCTGCATCAGTAGCGTTTGGATTATTTCTAAACCAGTTCTGTATTTGTTCGTTAGTGACAGGTGCTGCTGCTGTAGCTGCTGGTGCTTGTGGTAATGGAGCTGCTATTCCTTGCTGTGCAGCATAACGAGACTGTACCATAGCAGGATCATAATTCATGGCTGATGAAAGCTGTGCTGGAGTTACTTTATATTGATTCATTGCAGAATATATATCTGCATCTTTAGCATTAGGATTATCCCTAAAGTAGTTTTGTATCTGCTCATTACTAACGGCAGGTGGTGCAGTTCCCTGAATGCCGCTAAGTTGACCCGCTAATTCTTGTATAGTAGCCATGTCTTATCCCGCATCATATCCGTAATATGCCAATTCATCAGAAGTGAGTTGTGCTGGCATTGTTGATTGTGCAACTGCTGGTGCTGCTATCCCTGTAGTCTGCATTTGAATAGGTGGTGCTTTTATTCCAAACGCAGCGGCTGGATTTGTAATCATAGCAAAACTAGGATTTGTACCCGTAGCAAAACTAGGATTTGCAGATGATCCACTTGGTTGTAATAGAGGTTGATTTACTGGAGCAAATCTTTGTAAGCCACCATTAGCGTCATAATTCATTTGCTGTACAACACCAGGCTTAAGAGCATTCTGGTTAATGGGTCTTCCAAGAATAGCGTTTTGTATTTGACCCAAACCAGCAAGTTGCTGATTCTGAGCCATTACATTGCCTTGTTGAAAATATTGAGTTTGGGTAGGTAAAGCAGCTTGATAGATATTGAAGCCTGATTGGATTCCCTGTTGACGAGCTTTTTGACCAGCAGGAAATAACTGGAATATATCACCACGAGCTTGATTGGTTTGCTTCTCAATAAATTTCTGAGATTCTTCACGCTGTTTTAAAGCGGTAGCATTAGCTTCTTGTGCAGCTTCATAGTCTAGTTTAGCAGCACCTAGTACGGCTAACGACATTGCTGTTCCTGATACTGCTTGTCCAGCATCCATAGTGTCTCCATCTCGCTTCTAGTTATGCCAAGCTGTACTTGTCCTACCAGCTTGCCATTCATCATATAGGAATCTGAATTGTAACCTTGATGCCTGAATCCTAATGATTCAACTAGATGGATAACGCCACGCTTTGTTTCAGCTACGTTAACAACAACTTTCATACATTCTGGAATCTGCTCAAGTCCGTATCTTATAGATTCTTGAGCGTACTTCTTTATATTTCTAAAGCCTTTGTTTATGACTATGTGAAGCTCTGACATCACTGTTGTCATGGGTTGGACTTTAACATATCCAACGTAATTTCCATCTTCAAGAATGCCGATGTAGAAATTATTTATAACATCTGGCATTTTAAATTCTTGACCATCTTCTGCAATATCTTCCCAACAAGCTCTGAGTGGGTAAGCTACCAGTGTATAGTCTGTGATTCTAAAACACTCAATCATGCCCAGATTATACTAAAATCCACCCTCGACTTCTATCCCCAGATATATCTGATAATTTCTTGATATACAAGATATTTCCAGCCGTACCAGCAGTGTCCATGTAAAGCGTTGTTTCTGTAGCTACTACTACTGTTTCTGGGCTTCCTGATCCTGTCAGTATTTGTAAGTTTGTTATAGCTTGAGTCCACGAATAAAACCTCTGACTCATCTGGTTATCATCATCTGAAATAGGCAGAGAGCGAATAAGCTGATTAATCAATTACAGCCTCCACCTTTAAGAATACCCATTTTACTGGATCAGAAGCCTCAAACTTAAAGCATACTTCTCTGTTAACCCGTCCAAGAGAAGACCATATAACCCTTTGATCGTATTCACCTAATGCTCCAGTTGATCTTGGCATTTGGTTATTAAATGATCTACCACCGTTAGTGGAATAGGATAGATTGATAGTAGGGTCTGATCCTTGACCTGTACTAGCTCCAGTACCAGTTTCACAAACAAGCTCTAAAGCATCTACTACAAAGGGCTGTCCTTCATTATCCAGTTGTGGAGTAACAAATCGTCTTGGAATGTAATTGCTAAATTCTGTGTAGGTATCTCTATCTAAAACGCCTATTTTATTGGAAATAATATCTCCAACCATTAGTACGCCATATACGTCCACTATAGAGCTAATCCTACAAGGAATAATATTACCGTCATCATCGGCAGATTCTCTGGTATGCCATTCTTTGGCAGTAAAGTCATAGACAAAACAAGCCTCATCAGGAAAGTTAAAAGCTATAAATTGTGAGCCAGCTTGTGAATATTTCCATGTATAACAAGAAGATATAGTGGTATCTGAATATCTGCTTAGTTCATTATCTATAGCTGTTGTGGATAACTTATCAGGTCTACCACCATCGGTTACCCAGATAGCAGGTGTTTCTGCTACTGCTCCACCTAGAAATACCATGTAATCATTGACTTCTTCTACAGCATAAATGGATTTGAGTCCTTTCCGCTGTATACCACCTTGCACTGATGTAAACGGAAATCCAGCACCGCCAGAGTTTTGGAAAGGCTGTATGGTTTGCTGACCAAATATAAAAACTTCGTTATGGAGGATAAAAGCACTAACAATGTTATCTGGGTCTGCTTCAGCAGTTGCAAAGTCAAGTGCGTTATATGCAGTGCCAGCCCTTAGATCAGATATAAAAAATGTTTGACCGTCTGTTTTTGTAAACAGGAAATACCCATCTACGAATCTTACGCTAGACACTGGGCCATCAAAGTCTCCATCGGTTATCTGTACGAGAGCATTGGTAGTGTCGTAAATGTAAGCATTTGTTCCAGAGGAGTCAGGAAGAACAATACACATCTGACCACCAGCAGCACCAGAAGGCCCGTTATCAGCAATGATTACTCGCTCTGTTCCTGGCAATGGTACTGAGGCGTTTACTTGTACTGCTGTATAAACAGCAACACTGCTTACTATAGTTCTATCAATTCTATAAAGGTCTTCCCCTTGTACAAAATACGGTACGCCTAGAAAGGTATGAGAGCCTCGATTAAATTGAGCAGATGTACCTGCTGTGACTGCAAGCTCAATACCAGGCGTAGCAAATAACGATCTAGTAGTTGTGGCGGTTGTTTCAGGAATATTTAAATATAGGTTAGAGCATTCTTGAGCCGCTATAGGCAAAGAATCACTCTTGTAAAAACTTCCACCAATAGGTATTACAGGCATTAGGTGAAATCCGGTGCTAGGTAAATTGAGTCAAATTCAGCATCGTTATCCATTGCTTCAGACAGTGTCACTGCTGATTTTTCCTCAAGATATTGCTGTCTATCTGTTTTTACACCATATTGTGGGCCTATCTCAGCAGCTAATGCCCATTTTAATGGTAAGAAGTATTCTTCAGAATAGTTAATCTCATCCGAGATATTTGAATATACTTTCATTGGTTTTAAGTAATCAAACCTAAGTACATTATTTACATTCCCAGCAACCTGCCAAGCATATAGCTCACCATTACTAAGAGTGGCGTTGTAATAGACGTTGACTATTGTGCCAGAGGAATCTTTGTCTGGTTGGTTAAAGTATTCTTGCCTAGACCACCCTACTACTGGGATTTCACTTCCAGTCAGTGATGAGGCATACATGATGTTTTCAATTCTTAATGGACGTTCTATTTGATCTGCATAGTAATAAACTGAATTACCTGAAGCAGCGGCAGAGGCAACGCCAGTCAATATTTCTAGTGTTGTGCTAGAAGTGACGTTTAAAACATGATCCCAGAATCGAGTTCCATCATCCTGTTCAATGCCTATGTAAGACCCAGATGCTTCATCAACATATTCAACATCAAAAACAGTATTCGTATGACCAGTGGTTGAAGATGAATTAACCATTTTGAATACTATTGTTTCATCAACAGCCGTAATGGTAAGTTCTTGACCAGTAGCAGAAGCAGTTAAGGTCAGTGTATCTGCTACAGTTGCTCCGTTAAGCACAGTGAACACAGCACCGCTAGAAGTCCCTTTGGTATAAGCAAACCTAACCCTATAAGTGTCCCCTATAGTGGTATCTAATTCGTATGATGCTCCACCAGCAGTTGACGCTACATTCGTTACTAATAAGCCTGATGAAACAGCAAGTGTTGCCGAGTTAATGGCAGTCCAGTCTTGAGTAGAGTCGGAAGGGTCAGTAGTCAGTATGTTAGGAGCTTCTACCATGTTGGCAGTGGTAGCTACCGTTATTGCAGTGTTTGTAACTACAAGTGCTACAGTAGTGGTTGTGCTGTAGAAATCAGTTTCAGAGGTGCAATTAGCACCATCAGGGCCAATTAGATATTTCTTTTGATCTACAACTAATGGAAGTATAGCTCTGCCAATAAGCCACTGTTTAGGGCCTTTGGTCTGCCAATACTTACTGACGTTGTTAAGGGCTGTTAAACCCCTAGCATAGTCTGAATTTTGGACTGGCTGTTCTGCTGGAATGATTCGAGCATCCCGTAGGGCTTCCTCGATAATATCACCGGCAGTTTTGGTAAGAATTGAAGTAATAGCCATCTGTCCACCTTATTAAATCAATTCGCTTGTTGTTAATACTGGGCCAGCAGTTACGCCAGGAGTTGCATCACTTCTAGCGTCTGCGGCAATCTGGTAGTCTGTATAAGACCGTATTGTTAATTGGGGCTGTTTAGGTGACCACTCATCAATACCTACCAGTTTATTATCCCAAGTTTTACGCATATCCTTGCGTTTATACTTCTGACCAGAACTATCAGATATAGAGTTGTAAGTTCCTTTAACCCATTTATCTTGGGTAACAATTCCCATTAGTTATAACCTTTGGTGCTTTTTTTCATGGGCATAGTCATTTTTTTGCCTTTCATAGGCATGGTCATCTTTTTAGCTTTCATAGGCATTTTTTTGCTTTTCATGCCGCTTGACTTAACCTTTGAATCAGATGACATCTGAGAACCTTTAGATTGCTGCTCTGTTGCTCTTACTCTAGACATAAATCACCTTTTGACATTGTTAATGATTTTTAACTTTTCATACTACCATTATCTAAATCTTGCTGTTTTCTTTGCAATCTTTTTTGGTTGCGGTACAGACTGCTTCCCTGCTTTTTTACCAGCCCTCTTTGCCCTAGTTGTAGCAGCATACTCGGCAGCACTAAGGCTTTCAATCGCAGCTTTTGGTAAATACCTTTCACCCGTTTTGCTAGACGGTTTTCCTGACTTGGTACGCCATTTCTGATCGCCCCAATCTTTCAGGGACTTTTGAGGAGCTTTCAATCTTTATATCCTCCACCGGCAGCTTTATATTTCTTAGCAACAAGTTGTGCTTTTCTTGCGCTCCATTTTCCAGCACCAGTACCCTGCGTTGCCGAGGCCATTACTTGAGCCACAATCTTTTTGCGGAGAGTAGGCTTTGTGTAATTACCCGCAGCGTTTACTTTGCTTTTCTTTGGTGGAGTCTTAGCCATAAATTACCATTTAGTTTTATTGGCCCAGTATGCTGCTGACATCTTACCCTTGTCTATATTTGAGGCATGACGAGCCTTGAATGATGCTCGTCTAGCCTTGTCTGCTGCTGACTCACCTTCTCTCTTGGGTGAGCCACTTACGCCTTGTTGACCAAATCTAATGGTCTTAACTTGGTCACCAGACTTAGCCACTACTACATGACTTTTTGTAGGATGAGAAGGGGTGCGTTTAGGTTTATTAAACCCAGCAACACCCGCCCTACCAAGTCTTGAGTCTTTAGCCATTATTGTGATTGCACTGAGTATAGTTTAGCTACACCGCTCGTGTAAGCTGTAATAATCAATCTTATAGTCTGACAAGGAGTAAGCATCAGCGCATAAGCATCTGCTGTTTTACTAGTCATATCAGCCTGGTTAAACCATGCAGCATCAGTAGCATAACTAAGCACAACAGTATCTTCTGGTTCATCTGGTGAGACTTGCACTGTGTATGTCATTGCTGCTGATCCAACAAGATCAACATACAAGCCAAGACCAAAATCTGGCTGTCTACTATTGACCCTAAGAGTCTTAGTGGAAGCACCGCCAGAGGAACTTGAAATAGCTCCAACCGTACTACTGCCAGTCATAGCCGCAGACACCGTTACACCAGTAACTGTTTTAAAATAATACACTGAGAAAACTGTAGCACCAGCACCATGACCAGTAAGAACGTCTGAAATTGTTTTCCCATCAGCATCTGTTCCAGCGATAGTGTAAGTAATACCTGTGTTAGAACTAGCACCAGTAATGGATATTTTCTGTGCCATTGCAATAATTGCAACACCACCCGTTACTACAGTTCCATCTATAGTCAATGCACCAGCACTTGCTCTGGTCTGGGATGTACATACCGCAGTAGCACTATTCGTAAGTGCAACTGTTGTTACTTCTAAATTACGCATGATGCCTCCGCTAAAAAAGAAGGGGGTAGTGTTACCTACCCCCGATAGTTACTATTAAGCGTCAGCAGCAGGTAACAGATAACCAGAAAGGTCAGCAACAGCAGTGGCTTTGTTTTCAAAGAAGCCAATTCCAGTTGTTGTAGTAACCAGAAGCTCACCAGCAGTATCTCTATGATTAATCATATTGTGATGGATAGAGCCTGTAGAGCTAAGACCAGTATCCGTTACGACCAACAAAGGGTTAGCTGTGTTGAATCGCTGAAACATATTTTCTTCGCATACAAAGTTGGTCAGATTTTTACCTGTAGCACCTTTTACAACGATTGGAAGATTGTTCGTATTAACACCCAAGTTAGAGTAGTTATTATTTACAGTTAATCCGTCAATATGACCGTTGATATTGAACATTGATTCTGTAAGCAAATCTGGCTCGACCCACTCACTGTCAATCATTGCCATACCATCAGCTTCGTTGTTTGTTGTGCTTGTGCTAACAATTGACAAGAAGTTCATGTTAGTAGCAGTAGCTTGTATACGACAATCTTCAATCAAGAAAAATTTAGCTGTAACGGTAAACACTTTAGTTATGTCAGCAAAGTTAGCTGTAAATATCATGTTTTTAAATGTTACGTTAGCACCACTTACTGCGATAGAAGCAGTAGCAGCCGTACTCAACGTAATGGTGGGGCGTTTGTTGCCAGTGCCAAGGCCGATAATAGATACACCACCGTTTGCTACAGAAATGGTAGCAGCAGCAATAACGCTTTCGGTATGACCAGGCATAACCATAACAACATCACCACGGTTAGCTTTGCATCGAGTAACAGCATAAGCAATGGTAGCGAAAGGTTTTTGATAAGTGCCAGGATTACCATTAGAACCACCTACACCGCCATCAGCGAGGACAGTCGTAGAGTTCACAAAGAATACTTGACCAGGATTGGTCACATTGATTGGTAAACCACGGATAGTAAGACCAGCGGTAAAACCATTTGGATAATTTGAATAACTCATATTTTCACCATTGAACCCAGTAGGGTCTGTTAAGAAATGTCAAGGTTGAAACATAGGGGGCTTTTACACCCCCTACGTCATTACGGATTAAGCTCCGTTAGTTCCAAACACACCACGAGCATCATCCCATCCGTAGGAGGTACGATAGTCGGCTTTGAAACGAGCATTACCAGAGGTGAATGCGTTGTCTTGACCGAAACGTACTTTTCTACGCCAATAGAATTTCAGACCATTAGGTGCATCTGTGGTAACAAACCATGCGTCATCGTCAGTCAGGAAGGGCGAAGCCAACCAGCCATCTTTGAACAGGTTCATATCACGGACTGCGTTAGTAGCATTGTTAGCACTGTCATTCTGCAATACAGAACCCAAGATACGCTGTGCATTGAATGCGTTGTTGCCTGATCGTACGATCAAACGTTTTGGCATCAGTGCAGCAGGTAATCCACGAGCATCTGTGGTTTGCATGATAAGAGCTAAAATGTCTTCCAATGATGCTTCTGACAAATCAGCATCAACAGTCAAACGGTTCTGGTAAGTACCACCGCTTGGGCCATTGCTGTGAGATGTAGAGAACAAGGAAGTGCCATCACCGTCAGTCATGACGTAAGCAGTATCAAAGCCATTGTTCAGAACGCTGTGGGCATCCAGTTCGTTAGTGATAGTAGCAGCACGAGCCAGAGCTTTTGCGCCATCACTGAACTGATTGTACAGTTCGTCATCAATCGCTTCTTCAGTAACGATAAAGCCTTTAGCCCAAGTTGAATGGATATACTTAGGTGTAAAGCCCTGTCTACGAGAATCAAAGGAGATATCATCACCTTCGTCTTTGTTACTGAAACGACCAAATCCTTCCATCTGGACATTTACTTCAAATGCCTTCTGGCTATCTTTGACCATGAAGATTTTATCGTACTTGGGTTCGTGTTCTGCAAGTTCGTTCCCAAAAATATTGCCAACGCCATCTTGGAGAAGACGTGGAATACTACCACGAGTAATAATTGTACTCATTGTCTATCTCCTTAAATGCCAGTTGCGCCCAGTTTGCTGTTGGTTTCATTGACTCGTACCATAGCTCGTGAGCCAAGTACGCCATCAGAACCTACAAGCAGACGGACGATAGTTAATGGAAGGGTTGCTGTAGTAGCACGACCAGTGAAGTTGGCTTTCATGTTGCTGACAAAGATTGAGCCAGAAACAGTACCAGCAGTAACTACTGCGGGACAGTTAAGACCAACGTCAACAGCGGTGAATGGGCCATTAGCCACGTCAACAGCATACACAGCAAAAGCATCTGTGTTTACAGTCAAGTAACCAGCAGTAGATGCGGGTAAGTGAGTGTAAGACAGAGCTTCGCCAGCAAAAGTTGGACGAACGCCAGTGACTACGCCAGTGTTACCGATGTTAGCAGTGCCGATATCGACCTCTGCATAACCATCAGTGAAAGAAGTGCCGGTCAGAACGACCAAGTCACCTATTCCGAGAACGCCAGAGTGAGATGCAAGTACATGGAAAGTTTTACTTTTCCCTGTAATGTCACCCTGTGCCTCAGTACCTACAAAATTAAATCCAGCCATTGTAGACCTCAGTAAGTTAAATGAAAGAAATACCCTTACGGGCAGTTGTCTCAACTAACTGACGCTTTTTCTAAGCGTTTAGTGAGGAAAATCTCTAAATTTGGCTCTATGCCTAAACTATAAATTGCTAAAAGCAATTTGCTGCTACTAGATTACAGTAGCAGCAAAGTCATTGTCAACTATAAGGATTATCTGACTCAACTCGATCTAAAGATGATTCGCTTCCTTCGGCTCTTGTTCTAGTCGGTGCATATTCATTGACTGCGAGTTTAGTTTGCTCACCAAGCATTTTTTTGTTCTTTTCCTTCTTGGCATTTTGGTCATCTGTCCTGAATTCACGCTTAAGCCTCATCAGGTACATGGTACTGCTGCCAGAAGGTCTGGTTATACTCCCACCAGAGAAATCTACACACATTTCATAATCAGCATTCTGTGCAGAAGTAATACGACCTGGACGATTACTTACCTCTGAAAACCAGCGGTAATAAAAGTGATCCAAATCAAATTCATAATTAGGTACTTCAAGGTTTAGCCCTTGCTGCATACCCCTTCTGACCCGTTTAGCAGGTTCGTTAGGATTTCTGGCATCACCAGACTCAATACCCATTACAGCAGACATCTCAGCACTTACATTGGATGCGGAAGTTCTACGTCCTCTCATTTTGACCCCCTAGAGTCAGATACAGCCTTCAGGAATTCTTTATCGTTCTTCCAAGCATCTGGCAATGCAGCCTTCAAAGCAAGCTCATCATTGGTTAAATCAGCCATACTTAATGCCCTAGAAGGTGTCTTAAAGCCCTTGTTTCCATGCCCTTTTTCAGTGTCAGGAACACTTCTTTTAGGGGTATTATCAGGATAACTAGCCTTTAATTTGCCATCTACCATAGATAAAGCAGTGTTATCGTCCATTCCTTGCATTTTAGCCTTCTGATATTCGTGTCTTGCATAGATAGACTTAGGAGATTCCTCAAATATCCACGCATTACGGGTATTCCAGTCATCCAGATCGGTATTTCGTGCAGGAGCTTGCATACTGAGGTTGGCAATCTGCTTGTCGTAGCCTTCAACAGCCTTAACATCACCATTTTCAATAGCAGCTTTACGAAAATCCCTGATTACTGCCTTCTGAGCGTCAACAATCTTGTTAACACCAGAAAGTCTCTCCTCAATTTCCCTGTCTTTGCTTTTTAACTTACCAATAAACTCTCCACGAATGTTAAAAGCCTCCGCAGATATCCAATCTTCTGCTGCTTTACCGGCTTCATTCCATTCTTCCTCAGATACCCATCCACCGCTTCTTGCTTTATCTTCTTGGCGGGTAGCGTATGTTTTAGGGAGCTTTACTTCTTCCTTTTCCTCTGGTTCTTGAGCAAGTGCTTTCAAATCAATTTCTTCTGAATCAGCCATTGTCTATGACTCCAATGATGTGTGTATCAGGAATGTAACGGAAGTTGTCATAATCTTTAACAACCGATTTCTTGCCTTCAAATTTTCTAAACTCTACCCTATCTCCAATGTTTACTCCCCATTGGACATGGGCTGGTTTTGATTCATCCTTACAACCTTCCCATCCTGAATAAGCAGTAGGGCCAACAGCCCGTAAAATGCCTTCTTCAGTAACAGATTGTTCTTTCTGTGCGGTATCTTTAGTTAATAAAATACCGCCAGCCGTTTTTTCTTCTACTAACTGGGTTTCTACTAAAACGTAGAATCCTACTGGTTTAATCTTCATTGCTTAGTTCCTCGTTACGAACCTCTACTGGTTGCCAATACAATAGAATATCTATCATTTTCCTAGCACCTTCTCTTTGATGCGCTAGTGGAATGGAGCTATCTACTGATTCTGGCAAATCGTCCTGTATCTGCTCAAGTAACGCTAATATGAGATCGTTATGCAGTCGGACGGTAACGGGGTCACGTTTCCACTTGTTGTAGTGGTCTCGTGTAATGAGGGTACGTTCAGGAATTAAACTAAATAGCATCTCTAGCATCTATTGCTCCTCTATTCTGCATTTGCAGATCTGCATTTGCAGATTATCTACCCGCTATGGGTTCTGTACTTCTGGCATTGCTTGTTGATTCATCAACCCTTGTAAATTATCAGGCACTGTGCCTGGTGCTTGTGGCTGCATCTGTGGTGGCATTGGTGGAGCTTGCATTGGTGGCGGCATTGGAGGAGGCATTGGTGGTGGAGGAGGAGCTATAGGTTGAATCCTCTCCATAGGATTAATGCCATAGTTCATTATCTGTTTTTCAGCCATATCTATTATTCCAGAATACTTGTCAATCTTATTCTGGGTAGATTCAGTTTCTGCTTCTTCAGCCAACTTGGTAGCTCTAGCCAGGCTTTCAATATCAGTGACTTTAGCAGTAAGAATCCTAGACTCGATCTCTTTGCGTTTAGCTTTAGAGTCTTCATCCAAACGGTCTTGCTCACGTTTAAGTATTTCAGTCTGAAGTTGTGCTAACTGATTGGTTTTTTCTTTCTCAGCAGTCATTTTCTGGATAGCTTCTTTGTCTTTTGGACTCATGGAGCTTTCTTCTGGGTATATTTGGTCTAACAAGTCAGACCCGATAGCCTCAAAGAATCCTTTGATAATAGGAACAGGATTACCTCCAGACTGGAGAACCATAGGGACTTGTTCTAGCTCAAGTGCAGCAGTTTGAATTCGCTGTACACGACTGCTCATCTCAGCACTAGCAGAGGGTATAATCTCAACCATATCAGAATCAAAGTCAGCAATAGGGTCAGCTTCTGGATCGTCCAGAATATCTTTATACAAATCAGGATTAAAAGTAGTTTTGTTAATCCTGTACAGCACTTGGAATTCTTCAGTCTGTGAGTCAATAATCCGTTTAAACAGCGCATTAGTGGCTGTCATTCCTTCCTGAATAATAGCCAACGCAGTAGTAGGAGCTGTGCTTGCTTGAATCTGACCAGACAAGTCAGCTACCGCCAAGAATGTTTGCGCTCGATTGCTCATCTGCTGGTTAAGAGCCAGCAATGCCTGGCTAGGTTCTTGGGTAGGATTTGGAAAGATACCCTTTGCCAATTTCTCAGCAGGAACATCCGTCTTGACGTACTGACCCATCTTCAGCCTAGTGACTCCGTTTTCTTTCCTGAACTCTTTAGACAGTATTCCACCGCCTACATTGTTCAAAGTACCTCGGTCAGTCAGTTGATTAGTGGTAGCGTTAATTGCTTGGGTCATTGCCCCGAGAACATGGGCATAGCCCAGATCAAGGAAAGTGCCATCAGGGGCTGGTATAAATCCATACTTTGTTACGTTTTGGAAAGGGATTACTCTAACGATTTCAAAGTCTTCTTTATTGATTTTAGGTTTTGCTAACCCTAAAAAGCTCATCATTCCATCACCACCAAACCCTTTCACTACGTCTTGTTCGGTAAGTCTCATCGCTTTAGGCAATGACATAACCTTTTCGTTATACTTAACCATGATGGAGTTTTCATCAAACCGAGCAACAATCCTGACTACCTTGCCTGATTGGTCGTGAACCGTTATCACATAAGGTTCTTCATACCCATCACCGTCTAAGTCATAAAAGCATTGCTGCTCAATAAACTTCTCTGGATTGTCAAAACTGTTAATTACCTTCTGTTCTTCGTTGGAGAATTTATCGCCTTTACGGTCTACACCTTCTTCGTATTCAGAAGACTCATCTTCAAACATTTCAATATCCAGCCATTTCCCCGAACGAACTCGCTCTTCTATAGCATTACGGGAGAACTGCATAACCTGAGAGAAAGAACGACAGTCAGACATAGACTTGGTAGCTTGGTTAACAACGAAGTCAGGGTAAGTAATTACAATGGACTCACACTTATCTTCAAGTAAATCAAAGACTACTTTCTTAAACGCTGTTCCTACGTTAGGCAGTTGATAGAATAATCGAGATTGATCTCGTCTCCAGCCACCCATCCCATAGTTAATCTGATAGTTCATTACTTCAGAAACACGCTTCATGCGTTCTTTCTTTTTACCATCCTTGTCTCTACCGATAGCTTGTACAGCCAATAAGTTTTTATTTTTCAATAACTCAAGGGTAGCTTTATCACCAAAGCGTAACGATGCTTCAGTCAGGATAGGGTCTTTGTAATTGGAAGCCCCTTCCCAGGGCGTTGATCGGGTATGGTATTCTTGTCTCATCAGGTCGATACCGTTCTTCACAGCATCCAACCAATCAGTCATTGAGGTGAGGTCTTCTTCGTACTGACGTTTAACTCTTGATCCAATAGCCCTGAGAATATCTTCATCAAGGTCATCAGCAATATTCATCTTGCTTATGTATTCGACTAGAATCTTAACCGTCATATTAATATCCCATCGCACCAGTAGGTGCTTGATAATTCTCTTCTTCGTAATTAACAGGTTCGCTAATATACCGTTTCTGCTCTGCGTAACGAGCCATCATAAAAGCTCCTCTTACGGCATCAATCAAATCGTCTTTCACTTTCACAATAGCAGAAGTACCATTGGGCATTTGCCTCCGATGGTATTCTCTTACCTCTGCAACTAACTCGTGCAAATCAGCAAATATCTTAAAAAGACCAGTGGACATGAGTTCGTTGAGCTTCATTAATCCTGCCTCAACGCCATTACCACCTTCAGGCCAAGTCGAATGTTCGTCTAGCATAGACCAACCTGCTTCCTCATAATAGTCCTTTTGTTGTTTAGCAGAACCCTTTTCGTGCATTAGTCCATCGTGAGGCCAAGCAGTAGGGACATCTTTAGCCCAACCTCTGACCGATTGCCAGGCTTCAAAAGGTTGTTTCTTAGATTTCTTCCAGGCTTGTACAACGTAAATAGCTCCACTGTCAGGATCAATCGCTAATTGAACATGAGCCTGTGGATGATCCCAGCCAAAGTCCATCCCATTAATCAAATACCAGTGTTCAGGAATATCAAATCTCTTACAGGTTATATCTTCCTCACCATGCTCAAAGATAAGCCCAGCACCCATCAAGGGAACTCCTCGACTTCTCATGTCTCTTTGGTAAGGGGGATAAGCCTTTAGAATGTCTCGTTTCATCTCTTCAGTAAGATGAGGAGCGTCAGACCAAGTAGCGGTCTGTAAACACATACCTGAACCGTCAGAATCCATCAACTGTTGGACAAGGCTAGTCTTTCCGTTCTCAGGGGTAAACGTGATAATACCTCTACCTCCCTGTCCTAAGTCCCCATTCAACGTCCTTGTTAAAACTTGAGGGAAGATTTCTTGGTCTTCAGGTTCTTCGTCAATGTGATACCAATCAACAACGTCACCCATCAAAGCGTGTTGTCCTTGTGAGTAAGACCAGAACTGACAGACCGATACACCTCCAGACTTATGTTTTACCCTGATCTCTCTGCAAGCACCCGATGTTCCTGCCATAGCCCTATAGTCAATAATCTTGTCAACAGGGATTAGGCCACCTAAAAACTTACTGTCCCTCAAATCACCAAACATAGGTTTCTGTAACAAATCCCTAGTCTTCTCACCAGAGTATCCTAACAACCAACATAACGGAGCTTTACTAAACTTATACCCTTCCCAATCTTCAGGGTACTCACCCGTCAGATGCGCACAATCCAACACTCTACCTGTTTGAGATTTACCTACCTGGTTAGCAGCCATCAACCCAGCAATACGGCATTCCTTTGTAGCGGATATAAATCTCTTCTGCCACTCATACAACGTGGAATACTTACGCATAAACTTGGCTTGATTCAAGCGTCTAGTCTGTTCTTCTAACAAAGACGCTAACTCTAGCTTCTGCTGTCGATTCATGCTTAACACTCTCGT